CCTCACGGGGTTTCGAGGGCCTGAACGCGCTGTTCCAGGTCCTCAATGGCGGTCTGCTGTTCTTTGATGGTTCGCTGCTGCTGGTTCACCAGGGCGGTGAAGGTGGCAACGAACTCAAACCAAACGGGGTCCATGTAGGCGTCCGGCTGGCTCTCCACCAGGGGCGCCCGCTGGTCGGGGTTCTCAAGAGACATCGGCGTTCAGGCCTATCACGGTGACGGGTTTTGCTTGCGTGACCCGGAAACGGGCCGCGACCTGTCGGAATTGGCCCAGGCGGCGCCAGATCACCCGGGCGTCGTACTTGCCGACCTGCTGGAGATCGCGCCACTTCTCTTCGCCCCAGGTGTAGCCGTTGTCCCGGGAAAGCCGCAGCATCACGTGGCTTTTCACGACCGGCGAGTCGTCGTAATTCACCAGGGGTTGGCCGATGGGCTCCCCGGCGGTCATGTGGTCGGGTACGCCACCCGGATACGGCGGGAGCGGCTTGATGTCGCCCACACCGGTACGGCAGATCAGCTCCATGCGTGTCAGCCGGCGCCGCTCATGGCGGGCCGGATCGGTGATGTGGGGCGTGGTGAATTCGGAGAAATCCGGCGCCTGAGCGTGCGTTAGCTCCCAGACAATCCCGGCCTGAGCGTCGCCCACCAGCGTCTTGCCGAAGGCCACGGCGCTGAATGAGGCCCGGTGCCGGCCCTCAGCCTCATCGATCCCGCTGCGCTTCTCGAACCAGATCGGCTCGCCGAGGCGCTGGGATTCGGTGAGGTCGTAGCAGAACGTGCGGTCGTAGGCTGGGCTGCTCACCTCGTACACGGCGTGGCCGTCGAGCGTGTAGCAGAAGCCCTCTGCGTCCCGCCATTCGCTGGTGGCGGCTTCCACGTTGGCCGTGCTGATGCGCATCGGCTGGTAGCCGGACATCGCCCGGAATGAGCCGTCCGAGGCGTGGTAGAAGATGACGTTGTCCGTCTCCGCCACCGATGCCCGGGACCGCAGGCCCATGCGCTGGCCCGAACCAGGGATCGGCGAGAAGCCGGCCTCCGACGGGCGCCAGAACTCGGTGGTCTGGCTACCGAACACCGTCGCGGTCTGCCCCCGGCCGTACACGGCGATCACCGGATCAGGCAGCAGCTCCGCCGTGGCGAAGTCCAAGCCGTTCCAGTTGGTGCCGTCGTACTGCTCGGACCAGCAGAATTTGCCCTGACTTTCGGCGTCCTCCACCACGAAGCGGCCGGCGACGAACGCCGAGGTGTAGGCCGTGGGGTACGCCTCATCGGTAATCGGGATCACTTCTTCGGTCAGGACGTTGAAGATGAAGCCCGCCTCGCCGGCGGCCAGGTGAATCTCGGTGCCGTTGGTGCTGATGCCCACCGGCCCAGACCCGTCGATGTAGGTGAACTCGTCCACCGTCAGGTCCGCATTGATGCGGTACAGCACCGGGCCAGCCACCACATACAGCAGGCCGCGCACCTCGATCATGCCGCGCACACGGCGGGAGCCGCCCACGCCCACGAACTCGCGCAGCCCCGGGCAGGACCGCAACACGTACTGGCTTCGGCCGCGCGGGGTGGCCTCCGGCTGCATATTGATGACGTTCTCAACGCTGACCGTCCTCTCGGGATGGGCGTTGAATGTCAGGCCGATGGGGAATTGCATCAGTAGTCGGTCACCGGAATGTCGCGGGGATCAGAGGGCTGCGAAGACAGCGCGATCAACTCACGCTCCGCCGCGGCGCCTCGGGCGAACACTTCCTGGCTGGACGCGCCGAAATCCGCGCTGACCTTGCCCGCCATGTAGTTGACCCAGGCGTCCTGGCAGCGCACCGGCACATCGTCCAGCGGCCAATCAATCAGGCCCAGGTCCAGCATGGAGGCGTGCGCGCTGCGCATCGTCTTCACGATGTCCTGGGCCTCTTTGGCCTCCGGGCTTTCGTCCGCGTCCAGGATGCCCAGGCGCTTCATGACGCGCTCGGCCAGTTCAGTCGGCGTTGGCATTCTTCACGGCCTCATCGACCTGCTTAATCAGGGTTTTCAGACCCTTGCGCTTATCGAGCTCCAGCTTCAGGTTCTCGCGCGCCCAGGCTTCCAGGCTGTCTTTGCTGTCGGTCGGGAACGGGTATTCTTTCTCGGGCGGTTTGGGCGCCTGATCCTCGACCTCAAAAAATCGGTTGCCGCGCAGCTTGCGCAGGCGGGGGCCGTCATAATCCACGGCTTTGCCGGGCTCGAACGCCACGCCGTCAAACTCCACGGCTTTGGATTCGCCCCGATAGATGACTTTCGTCATGTCCAGCTCCAGAAGAAAAAGGGCCCCGAAGGGCCCTGGAAGGGTTTAAGCGTCGGCGACGCCGGCGACGTAGGTGGTCACCACGCCCCAGTCCTTGGCGTTCGCGGTGCCCTGGGCGTACTGCAGCTTCTCGACGCCGCGCATCTCCATGAAGCCCACGCCGTAGCGGAATCCGTAGTCGTCTTCCTTACGGGTGGTGGACTTGGTGCGCATGGCCCAGGCTGCTGCAAGCGCCTGTGCGCCGCAGAGGTAGCAAGGGGCTACGTCGATGGCCGGAGTGCCGGCGCCAACGCCAGAGATAACGCCGATTTCCGGGATCTCGCGCACGATCACGCCATCCCAGTGAATCGAGGTCGGGCCGCTGAACAGCGGGTTGTCCTTCCCGGCCTGCATGGCGTCGTTCCAGAACTTGTTGGTCACCATCCAGTTGCGCAGGTCGCGGAACGCCTTGGTGTTGACGAACATCACGAAGGTTTCCATGTCCTCGCCGTAGCGGAACGGGCGGATACCATCGCCGTTCACGGTCACCGCGTCCTGAGCGGTGCGCTTGGCCAGGGACACCAGGTCACCGGTCAGCTTGTCGTCGGTGGCGTCGATGTTCGCCAGAGACGCCGCGTGATCGCTCGCCACGAAGTTGCCCGCCTCGGCGCCGTAAAGCACCCGGTCGCTGTTGCCGTCGTGCCAGGTGTTCTTCTGACCGGTGGTTGCGGTGCCGTAAGCTACGCCGTTGATGCTGCCCAGCGCGCCGATGATGTCGTTACGCAGGTAGCGCATCTGCAGGTCGCGCAGGGCGACTTTGCCGGCGTTACGGATGTTGATCGGCGACGCCTGCTCTTCCTCGACGTTCACCAGGGTGGCGTCACGCACAACGCCCACCGGGATACGATGACCGTCGTTCGGCAGCGCCTTTTCATTGCCCACCAGATCGGAAGAGCCGGTGTTCGGGCCGCCGCTGGAATCCAGGGCGCCGACCAGGGGGATGGTGATCGCGTCGCCGCGCTTCTTGGTCAGGTCTTCTTTGACCTGGATGATGCTGTTTTCAGTGCTGCCCATGTACCGCTTAAAGCGGTTCGCGCGGACGTACTCGATGTGGGCTTTGTCGTCCCACTGTTTGACGCGGTTGGCAGTGCTGATCGTGGTTTCAGCCATGATAATTACCTCTCAGATTCGGAAAGCGGCCGGAGCCGCGCTGATTACTTCAGGATCTCGTCGAGAGGGGTTGGGCCGGCGTAGTCGTCGGACGTGAGTCCACCTTTTGAGGATGTCGAAGCCAGGGACGGATCGATGGCCGCCTCTTTGTCTGCCTTCTTCTTCTGCTCCGTTTCGATCTCCTTGCGCACCTTCGCTTCCACGTCTTTGCGCACGTCGGCTTCCAGCTTGGCCTTGTACGAATCCACGTCTTTCATGGCGTCGTACTCGGCAGCTTTGCGGGCCGTTTCGTAGGCAAATCGGGCAGGGTTGGCGCTTTTCTGCAGCTCGGTGCGGAGCGCGGGGTTTTCCTGGGCCATTTCCATGAACCGGGCCTCCATGTCGTCGTAGTCCTCGTGCTGGCTACGCATGAATTCCTGGCTCAGCTCGACCTTTTGCTGGTACAGCCGGGCTTCGATCTGCTGCGACTGGTGCTGGGCGGCCTTCTCGGGATCTGCCCACCAATCCGGCGCCTGTTCCGGCTCCTTCTTGGATTCCAGGTCCCTCAAACGCTGTTCCAGCTCCTGACGCTTGCGCCGCTCATCGAGAACGGCTTTCTTGGTCCAGGGTTCATCCTCGGTGGTCTCGCTGGCTTTCGATTCCGGCGTCGAATCGTCTTTCTTTTCCTCGGCTTCCTCCGTCTCGGTTTCCTTGTCGGTCTCCGTTTCGGTGGTTTCCTCGGTCTCGCCCGTTTCCTGCTCCTTGGTTTCCTCGGCCTCTTCGGTCTCGGTTGCCTCGGGCAGGTCTTTGTCGCTCAGCATGTCTTCAAGACTCGTTTCGCTCATTTCCCTCTCCATCGCGACCGTCTAGCGCGTCGTCCGCTTTCCGCCCGCTCCCCGGCGTCGGGGCACAAAAAAGCCCGCTCAAGGCGGGCTTCGTCGTGCAGGTGATCTGCTTAGATGTTTATGTTTGGCGCCACGTCCGGGAATGCGCGAACCGTGGCGTTCTCGAGCCGCTTCTGGTCGGTCTCGATTCGGGTTTGCTCGATGTCGGCGGCGGTCTCTTCCACCTCCGCCTGGGTCTTCTGGATGTCGGCCTGCTTCTGGGCGAGTTCCAGCTGGGCCATCATTTGCTGCATTTGCTGCTGCATCTGCTGGACCTGGGCCATCATCTGGGCTTGCTGCGGGTCACCCTTCAGCTTGTCCATGATCGCGTCTTTGTTGCGCAGGCTGGACAGCTGCAGGATCAGCTCGAACGGCACTTCCTGCGGGCCGTAGACCTTGGCCAGCTCAGTCATCACCTCGAACTGCTCCTGCTGGACGGTCAGGGTGTCCGGCGCTTCGTCGATGATGATGTCGACGTCGATCTCTGCCACGTTGTTGCGCGTGGTGTACGGCTCATTCAGGCGCGGGTCCTGGATCTGGACCATTTGCTGCAGGGCCTGAGCGGCGCGTTCGTCGCCCTGCTCGGCTTGCTCCTGCAACTGCTCGCCGATGGTCACCGGCTGGTTCAGCCCCACCCACTTCAGGTTGTCTTCGTCGTCGGTGACCCGCACCCAGCGCTCTTCGTCCCAGAACTGCTTGATTCGCGCCCAGATTTGCCGGTAGCACCGCTTCTTCCAGTGCCGGTGAGCGTCCATCAGCGGGCCGATTTCCAGCTGGGCATTGTTCTGCAGGCTGCGGATGGCGCGGCCGCTCAGGTCCTGCTCATTGATGCCCTGGAGGATGTTCGAGGCGCCGCGGGCGTCCATCTCCTGCTTGGCTTCCCGGAGCAGGTCGGCTTGGCCGGCGGCCAGGTCGGTATTCGACTGGATCTGGGCGCGGCCATCCGCCAGCGTGCCGGACGGGAACTCCACTGCCCCGTCGGGCAGCTTGAGCTGTTCTGCCACCTTGCGGGCGTTCGGCACCGCACCCTGCTCATACCAAAGCTGCCGGGTGGACAGCATGTGCAGCGCCTTGGACCGGCGGTGGTTGATCTCGTCTTGCAGGCCCAGCATCGAGTGCACCAGGCCGTAGCGCTCGCCGTCGCGGGTGATGTAGCCGTGCACCAGCTCAATCGGGCACATCGGGTCGCCGTATTCATCCACCAGCGGTGACGGTTTGGCGTCCATCAGGAACAGTTGGTCGGTGAAGTGCGCGACGTGCCACACACCCTCGTGGCGGAAGTAGTGCTGGCAGACCTTCACCCGCTTGCGCCGGCCGTCCACCCATTTC